AGGCTCTGAGGTTGATGCTATCTCTATCGCTGTGTCTTCATCCTGACATTGAATAGTCCATGTTGATATAACTCTACTTGCTTGAACTACTGTAAAGACTGGTAGTTCTCGCTCTTTTTCTTGATGCTCCAAGGCCCACGCCCCTGTCTTACTCATGATAGTTTTCTCCTTCCATTCCCTTTTGACATGGGTCATTGAGATAAGTTTTTGGTTCATCAGCGTCATTCCAATAGTCATCATTGATTAAGAACTTTATATCATCCTTTACATCATAGAACTTATTAACAAAGTCTTTATCGAAGTAACGATATAAACATTGAGTGCTTTCAATATCATCCATGATTGCAACTAATTCAGTAAACATTTCTTCGTTTGATTTAGCCATATATTCTCTCCTTTTTTGGTTAAACTATATACTAATTATCCCATGTAGATATCAATGTCAAATAAAAAAGAACCCCCTCCGATGAAGAATGAAAACACCGTTGAGGGGGAAAGGGAGTGAATAAGACACTATCTATACATCTTTTAATTGGTTATGCAATGCTACTGTATAGTTTATTTTTATTTCAAAATTATAATTAACAATAGTAAATAGTGGTGTAGCGGTGTAGCGGTGTAGCGGTAGGTAATTAATATATACTTATCAATAACTTAGATTGTTTTTAACCGCTACATGACCGCTACTTCTGGAAAAGTGGTGTAGCGGTAGAATCTTTGTTTTCTGCGAAAAATGTGTTATAAGGAGGTATGAATATAGAAGAAATTAGAGACAAATTAACACCAAAACAGATCAAGTTTTGCTTATTATTTGTTCAAGAAGGCGACACAAAAACAGCTACTCAATGTGCAATAGAAGCTGGATACTCAGAGAATAGGGCGAAGCAAGAAGCCTCAGAGTTGAGGAAACATCCAGGTTGTATGGAATACATAAGAGAACTTCGCAATCAAGATGAAAAGAAATATGAAGTTAATCTTCATAAACATTTGAAACGATTACATCAATTGAGTGTAGGTGCTGAAGAGAAGGGCAATTGGAATGCTGCCGTTACGGCTGAGAAATCTAGAGGTCAAGTGGCAGGTTTATATATTGATCGCAAAGAGATTATGCATGGTAGTATTGACCAATTGAATCGTGAAGAAGTTGATAAACTATTGCGTGACATGGACAAGAGATTGTCTGTTGAAGGGAGCTTTGAAGAGATAGATGACAACAAAACCAGAGAGCAGATTTTGGAAAAGGATCAAGGATAAGTTTACAAAAATAACCTTGACAAGAATTGAGGCTGTTACTCCTCTAGGATTGCCTGATATCCTTGCTGTTTATAAGATCACAGATAAGCAAAGAGGACAATTTTGGATTGAGCTTAAGGTTACTAAGGGTAATCAAATAGGGTTGTCTAGTGGACAAATATCATGGCATATGAGCCATAATACGAAGGGCGGAACTTCGTTTATCATGGCTACCCCCCTCGGAGGGGGAGGGATGTCCATATATTCTGGAGCTAGAGCCTTGAGCCTAGCAAAAGAAGGCTTGCGCCTTGAACCTTGTGGCTTGATTCTTGATCCTTGTGACCTTGAAACCTGGTTCCTAAACCATGTGCCTTGAGACTTTTATCATTTTTTTTCACGTGGAAGAAGCTGCTATTCAGCAGCCTCCTCAATATTAACTTGGTCCTTGATTCTATTGAAACGCTCCAATAAATTTGAATGCGCTCTTACCAGGTGGCATAAGTCCATGTCTGTTATGTCCATATAATCACCTTTAGATTTTGAGTAGTGTTGATTCAACCCTTCATAAGTATCGGAAGGCCTGGCGCGGCCCTCCAATAATGCTTGTAAGTCTAACAGCTTATCTACTTTCATTTCTCCTCCTAGTGTGCAACGTAGCTAACGTTTTGTATATTGATATTCCAACACGCCCGGCAAGACTTACATTCATTGTCTTGTTTCCCGGCCGGGCAACTATATCCTATTGGCTTCTCCTTCTTGCTTACAGTTGACGTTAACCCCACATTGCTATGGGGTTTACCGTCAATCATCGTAGCTGAAACCCTGATCGCCAGGTTTCCCGGGAGTGAACCGCCTTCTTTGTAGAAGGTTTTCAGGATCCCAGCTTCACGTGTTGGCAGCCAATGTTTTACTCTTGGCGTTGCCATTGCAACAGCTACAATCTTTTTTAGATGGTCCAGTGACTGTAAGTCCCCGGAATCATGCCACCTAAAATAAGGTATTTTCTTTCCATAATTATTAATCAATAGTACCATGGCCTCAACCCAATTTGATTTGGTGATCGCTTCAAGTCTGTTGGCGTGAGCCTGTTTAACTCCTGGAAATGTATACCGCCCTTTTAAAGCGTAACACATTGAGCAAGTACTATTCTTTATCAGTCTAAGCTTTGAGCCCACGCTACAATCAAATGCGCTTAAGCCGTAGCCATAACCGGGCATTTTGCTTGGATTACTTAATCCTCCTACAATTGCCTTTGCTTCTTTTATATTCATATTCACTCCTATGTTAGGGCCAAAACTCGGTGGTATATCTACCCCCACAATTTAATGTGGCTAACGTTATTTGACCCTATCTATTATATAAGATATCATGGGAGTAATGTCAACTAAATAATTAAAAAAAATTCTTGAGCCTTGAGGCGGCTGAGCTGCTTGGAAGCTGCTTGTGCCCTGGTCCTTGAGACCTTGAGCATTAATACATTTAAAATTTTAATTGGCTGAGCTGCTAGCTGTCAGCTACCTGGGAATGTAAACCAGGTAGCTTCGGGAGTGCCCCTCTATATAGAGGGGATTACTGAAAGTTTAGGATCCGTAGTAAAGATAACTCCACTTCCGTTTCCTTCATCATCTTTTGAGGCTGTGATCCAATGACCATCATCAAATACTATTCTTACATTTGTTTGACCATCCTCAAAAAAGAATAACTCTTTATTTTCTTTTTCGGAATGGTAGTAAACATCTACTATCTTTTTACCAACAAGAAAATCTTTAGCACGTTTGCCCCACGCAAGTTTTAATTCTTGCGTGGACATTTGATCAAGAGGTTTATTCATAAACATCTCCATCTCTAACTAATTCTTCTTCTTCATTGCCGTCTTCATGCTCACAGTTCCATTCAATACTAATATCTTTTAGAATTGTATTTCTCATGTGAAGCAATGCTTTGGCAATCTCTCTTGGTGCGTCCCATGCTGTATCAAAAGTATAACTTAAAACATTTTTGTTTAGTTCTACATTAGTATCACAAGCATTCCATTTTGTGCCCCAATTTTCAATACTCCATGAATACCAATTATCAGCACCATATTTTGATATTAGTTTTTGGGATTGTTTCTTTTGCCACTCTGGTTTTGCATTCTCTGATCCACTTACTGTTTCCATTAATGCTAATGGCATTGGAATTATATTATTAAAATCAAAGTCATTATCTTTTGATTTCAATAAATCTTTTAGCTGTTTAACACTGTCTTCAGTTTTACCAACAAACTGTACATTGTTATAAGTCCAATTAGGCATAATCACTCCTTATGTTTAATTATATGTTTGACTTAACATGGGATATAGCCCATAGTCAATCATTAATTAATAAAAAAGGAGTGAAAATGAAAAAATGTGATCATTGCCAAAAAACAGAACAAGCTCAAGGATATGAATTTGATTGTGAAGCTTGGACTGATGATGGCAAAAGTCTTTTACTTTGTGATGACTGTTTTTTTAATGAAAGATATGAAGGGAGAAAAAACTATGGAAGCAACTGAAAATATATATGGCACTAGCTTACAAGGTTATATCAAAGCTAGTTATGAACAATTACTAAAGGCCTTTGGTCCACCTAATCCAAGGTTATGTGATAATTATAAAACCGATGTTGGATGGGCTTTTGAATTTGCCGATGGTACTGTTGCCACTCTTTACAATTGGAAGAATGGTAAAAACTATTTAAAAGAGCATGGCTTAGAACTCAATGACATTTACGAATGGAATGTAGGTGGTAGAAGTGAGAAGGCTGTTAGTAGACTATTAGAAAAATTACGATCTTAAAATAAGAAGGGGGCATTGCGCCCCCTTTTTTAATTGGCTTATCTTGGCAGCCTTGTGACCTTGAGCATTAAATCATCAATCTTATCTTGCCAAATCCTCTTGAGCCATAGGTCTTGAGTCTTGAATAGTTGACTCTCTAGGATCCTAATTTTATTCAATAATATTGTTTCCATGTTTCCTTTAAGTTTAATTAGGGCGCTTAATTGCGCCCCAAGTCTTTAGTCTAGTAGTACCATGTAAGCTTTAGGATTAAATTTGATAAACCAATCTAGCCCACGCCTTACATTTTCCCAATCTCTAAACTCTTCACAACCTTTAATTGTATCATAGATTGAAAGTTCTAGAGCGTTTAATTCTATGCTGTCTCCATTATATGGATTTTTAACAACAGCACCTTCAGTATAAATTTGGATAGGCGCCTTAAAAGGCGCCTTATCTTTTTCTAGTTTAATTCTCATTTGAATTTTTCCTCCATTCGTTTTTTTACTTCCTCAAATATAGCTATTGCTTGAGGGGTATCATGGTCAGTTAATCCTTTGCTATGGAAGAGCTCTTCCATAAGTTCTTCATGATACTTACACTTTTCCCAAAAGAGGTGGTCTTTATCCACCTCTTCCTTCATTGCTCTATCAAGAGCCTCTTGACCTTTAGTTGTCATAAGGCTCCACCATAATGTCGGCATTATCAAGAGCAACCTCTTGTTGATATTCGTTAATCATCTCTTCAATGATTTCGTCTACCTCTTCAGCTGTGTGTCCTTGACTAAGTAATAAAGCTCTTTGCTCTTCATACCATTCGTTTTCTATTTGCTCTTGTAAATCAAGAGCTAGGTTTTTCATTTTACCCATTCAACACCCCCTATTTTGAGACTTGTTAAAGTCTTAAGGTTAATAGACCGCCAAGCTTTTCTTGGATTGTCTTTATTATTTTTTAAAACGTTTACGTCTATCACTTCCAATAGATGCTCACGATTTCCAAGTAATTCTCCACCAGAAAAAAACTTGTCGTTAGTAGGCAATTTACAAGTCATTTTTCTTTTTTCTTTATTTGCTTTCACAAACTCAACAGAAAAAAAACTATTCTTAATTGCTTTTTTCATTACATTCTTATCAAACATATTCACTCGCTTTCTTTTTATGTTTAACATAATATTACATATAGTTATATATTTTCCCATATCAAGAAAATAATTAATTATTTTACGTGAATTTACGTATTTTTTTTACAGCTGTGGATAACCTGTGGATAACTCCTGGTGGGGCGCATGGGGTTTTGGTTCTTGGTTCTAGTCTTCGAGGGGTCCCAATTCTTGCAATTTGCCCTTTTGCCTTTTCGAAAAGGGGGGAACCCCTAAATAAGAACGTAGTACAATATAGTTGTTATATATATAAACTTTTGTACATACGAACTATATGGTATAAAGTTTTGATGGCAGAAGTAGAACAGTTCAAGCGCATTGTTAATTATGATAATATGAATCCTGCAGAGTTAGAAACTCTGAAGAAAAAATTATTATTAAGACAAAAAACATTTCAATTAAAAAGTTTAGCACAACAAAATTTTTTAAAATTTGTGAAACAAGTTTGGCCAGAGTTTGTAGAGGGGCCCCATCACATAAAAATCGCAGAAAAGTTTCAAGCCTTGGCCGAGGGCCGTATAAAACGATTAATTGTAAATATGCCACCCAGACATACCAAATCAGAATTTGCCTCTTTTTTATTTCCTGCATGGATGATGGGCCGGGACCCAAGGCTCAAGATTATTCAAACCACACACACAGCAGAGTTATCTTATCGTTTCGGTCGTAAGGTTCGTAACTTAATGGAGGAGAATACTTTCCAAGATATTTTTGATGAAATAAAATTATCACAAGATTCAAAAGCTGCAGGAAGGTGGGAGACGAACAAGGGGGGAGAGTATTTCGCTGCAGGTGTTGGTGGAGCCATCACAGGTAGGGGTGCCGATTTATTAATTATTGATGATCCACACTCCGAGCAAGATGCCTTAAGTGAAACGGCGATGGATTCAGCTTACGAGTGGTACACCTCTGGACCAAGACAACGTCTTCAACCAGGTGGTAAGATTGTTATTGTCATGACTCGTTGGTCAACAAAAGATTTGACAGGGCAATTAATGAAGACCCAAGGTGATGTAAAAGCAGATCAGTGGGACGTGGTTGAGTTTCCTGCTATCTTGGAGAATAAACCAATATGGCCACAGTATTGGAAGTTAGAAGAATTAGAGTCAGTTCAAGCATCATTGTCCGTGGCTAAATGGAATGCACAATGGCAACAGAATCCTACTTCAGAAGAAGGTTCCATTATCAAAAGAGAGTGGTGGAAGATTTGGGAAAAGAGGGAGCTCCCTAAAATCAACCATATCATACAAAGTTATGACACAGCCTTCAGTAAAAAAGAAACAGCTGATTATTCAGCGATTACAACGTGGGGTGTATTTTTATATAATGACATAACACCCAATGTAATTTTGTTGGATATGAAAAAAGGGAGGTGGGACTTCCCGGATTTAAAACGTATTGCCATGGAAGAATATAATTATTGGGAGCCAGAGACAATTATCATCGAGCAGAAGGCGAGTGGTACACCGCTCACGCATGAGCTGCGCCGTGTCGGAATTCCTGTCGTCAACTTTACACCGAGCAAAGGTAATGATAAACATGTGCGGGTAAACTCTGTTTCACCACTATTTGAAGCAGGACAAGTATGGGCACCAAAAGAGAAATGGGCAGAAGAATTGATTGAAGAATGCGCCGCTTTCCCTTATGGTGATCATGACGATTTGGTTGATAGCATGACACAAGCGTTAATGCGTTATCGTCAAGTCGGATTAGCCGTGCATCCAGAAGATTATGAGGATCCACCGATGTTACAGCAACTACCTTCGCAGAGGGAATATTACTAATGAATTTCAAAAAAGGATTCACGGTCAAAGAAACTAAAAAGAAGAAGACCAAGAAAGAGAAGACGGAAGCGTCTTTTAAAAATCCAAAGGGTAAATATTATAAATTCGTGCAACCTAAAGGATTTTCTGCTATGTTGCAAAAAAAACAAAAGAAAACTTTAATTACGTGAGGCCATAATGGGTAAAAAAAGTATTATTAATGCAATAAAAAAAATTGAAATGGATAGTGGTTCATGGGATGATGACCAATTAGAACAGTTACAAGAAATGGATTTAAAAGAATTAAAGGGTATTTTAAAAGATTATGACCCTGGTTTAACCAAGCAATACACGAAGAAAAAATCTAAACCTACAAAAGTAGCAACAGCTAAACACGGTGGTCTAGCGAAACGTGGCTATGGTATAGCGAGGAGAGGATAATGGCAGTAGAAAAACCAATTGTTGCAGGTGAAGCTATAATAGAAGAGGAATCACCAACAAGTGTTTCATTAGTCGAGGATATTGGCGCAGAAATCACGCCTACAGAAGATGGTGGTGCAATCGTTGGAAACGTTGAAGAAGAAATTGCTGTTGACTTTTCATCAAACTTAGCAGAATCTATAGATGATGACGAGCTCAACAATCTATCAAGTGAGTTAAGACAACAATATGAAGATGATAAAGAGTCACGTTCGGATTGGATCGACTCGTACACAAAAGGTTTAGACCTCCTAGGGTTTAAATACAATGAACGCTCTCAACCCTTTCAAGGTGCAAGCGGGGTTACACATCCCCTCTTGGCTGAGAGTGTTACGCAATTTCAAGCACAAGCATATAAAGAATTATTACCAGCAGGTGGTCCTGTAAAATGTAATATCGTTGGTGATGTTAACGCAGAAGTAGAAGCACAATCACAACGAGTTAAAGATTATATGAATTATATGATCACGGATCAAATGGAAGACTACGATCCTGACATGGATCAAATGTTATTTTATTTACCACTAGCAGGTTCAAGTTTTAAAAAAGTATATTACGACGCTGACTTGGCAAGACCAGTAGCAAAGTTTGTTCCCGCAGAAGATTTAGTTGTTCCGTATTTATCTACCGATTTAGATACAACAGAGAGAGTTACACATATTGTAAAAATGTCAAAGAACGATATTCGTAAAGCTCAATACGCAGGTCTTTACAGAGATATAGAATTGGAAGATCCTTATGAAGAAGAAACTGAAACACAAGAAAAATATAATAGTATTCAAGGTGAGAGAAAACCAAATAACACAGACACCTATACTTTATTAGAAGTACATTGTGATTTAGACATAGAAGGTTTCGAAGATAGAGACGAGGAATCAGGAGAACCTACAGGTATAAAGATTCCATATGTTGTTACGATTGAAGAAGGGTCAGGAAAAGTTCTGGCTATCTATCGTAACTACAGAGAAGGAGATCCTACTAAAAACAAAATTGAATATTTTGTTCATTATAAGTTTTTACCAGGTCTTGGCTTTTACGGTTTTGGTCTTATCCATATGCTTGGCGGACTCAGTAGGACGGCCACG